GAGCACCTTGACATTAGATAAGAATGTTGAGAAAGCCTATGATTCCGGGGGTGACCCCCCGTAAAACAAAGTCCAACTCAGCCACTCCTTCTGGTATCAAAAGTGCCGGATCTGAGAGTGTTGATGTCACGCAAAAGTTGCGAAGTGGCATCAAAACCTGGTATGAAAATTCCACGCGATGTTCGGACTCCTCTCTAGGAGCCCTGCACCCGTCGACCAGCTCCCTCCGGAGCACGGTGTCGACGGCTGCAATCGCGCAGGTCACGTCTGAGGTGACGGGTGAGCACGGCATTGGAGTCGATCAACATAATAGTTGTATCGAAGCCGTGGTCACCCAGTGGTGTTTTGAGCATTCGCTCTACACCTCGAAGCTCGCCGCGTGGCAGCGTCATGAGAGTGGGAAGCCACAATCAGGTCGTCTGCCTCCCGCGGTCGGGCCCCGGAAGCCGGAACCCATTCCGACTCCCGAAGACCGTTTGAGTGCAAGCTCCGGTAAGGCCTCGCAGATCGTTGAGTCATTGATACTCTTCTGCGAGGTTTGGGATACTGTCCATCCCGATATGCCCTGTCCTGTAACAGTCCTTCCTGTCCGGGCCCTTCTTCGCCTCCATCTTGCGTTGACGGGCCTCTACATGCTGGACTTGGCAGAGGCATACTTGAAACTCAAACTGGCGACACTGGATGCGTACTCTAAGCACCAGTCCCTCGCCGAGTTTCCGGCAGTAAAGTCTCCCTTTCGGGAGCGCGCAATTCGTAGCAAGCGGGTCTTCCCCGGAGCGAACGGACTTCACCTGGGTCAGTGGCTTTGTCGTAGCCTCCCCCTGGGTCAGTCCTTCGTCTTCTGGATGAAACGCTCTGCACCACGAGTTTCCGAGTCGATGTTGGCCGCCCAAGCCAATGCATCCTTTGATATCCTAACCACCCCACAGGAAATCAAGAGGGTAACCCTGTACAGTCCTAATGGATGGCAGTGGTCCCTGACTCCGTCCGCGACGGACTCCTTTTGCCGCACTCTGGAACTGAGTGATCTGGTGATTGAGGTCCGCCGAACGGCGCGCGAAGTGCTCAAAGCGAGTGGTCGACCGCGGTGGCCTAGTATCCACCCCTTTCGGATCCCCTCCCAAAAGGCACACTTTACTTTCAAGCGACAAGATGGCGGAGCCCGGGAAGCAGTAGCAATCTGCAACCCCTCCCGCCAAGGCATTCTTGATTCGCTTTCCCGCATTCCCGCACTGCGAGACATGTTCTCCCACCTCCCACCTCTTCGGCGTTGTCCCGAGTGGGAGGAACCAGGTTCGGTACGACCCGACTCGGCCCTAAAGGGTTTTGACGCAGCTTCCGAGCTTCAGCGTCGATCCTGGACTGATCTGGCCGACCCCAACCTGATGGAAGGAGGATTTGGCACTCCCAGTTGGAGTGATCTCATCGAGCATTCTCGAGGGAGGAAGGTCCTCCCCTTTGTACCCACACTTGTCAGCGACCGTCTTCGACGGCACCGCAGGCATTATGGCTGGCCAGAGGGGAGCTACCCCGACCTCGACGATCGATTTGGTCCCACTCTTCGCTCACTCGGCCTTCGGCCGTATGAGGAGGAGCTCCGGAATGCGCCTCGGATGACCCACTTCTTTGATGATTGGCTGGATATGATTTGTGCACGAGATGTTGCCTATCATGCTCACCCTGGTCCCAATCTCCCCTCCGCCCGCATTGTTCCTCTTGCTGAGCCACTCAAGGTTCGCACGATCACTGCCGGCGATGAGGAGGAGTATTATTGGTCTGTATTCATCCAGAAGTTCATCCACGGACTGGTCAAAAAGCATGAGACGTTCTCCTTGATAGGGACGCCTCTGACCATACAACACATACAGGAGATGTTCCGGAAACCTTTGGGTCCCGGTCAATTCTTCGTCTCGGGCGACTACAAGTCCGCCACGGATCTGATCTCTGCTCTTCTCTCCGCCTCTGCGGCCGATGAGATTGCGGAGATAACCCAAATGCCTTCGCATATCAGATCTGTTTTCCAGCGCTGCCTCACTCAACACACCGTTCATCTGACCGTGAAACCGAGTGCCCACCAGAGGAATCTGGGGGGTGAAGAAGCGAAGACGAGATATCGGAGTGGGCCACAGGCAAATGGCCAGCTTATGGGCTCCCCAGTGAGCTTTCCGATTCTATGTATTGTTAATGCCGCCCTAACTCGATACTCCAAGGAGTTGGCCTCTGGCCGACCCTTCCTTCTCACTGAGATGCCCCTCCTGATCAATGGAGATGATGTGGGCTTTGTGGCGACACCTCGTCACTATGAGATTTGGAAATCGATTACGGGTATGGGTGGGTTGGTCTTCTCCTTAGGGAAGAACTTTACATCACGCGACTTCTTGGTCTTGAACTCGTGTATGTTTGAGTGCACTGGTCTCTATGTGCCCAAACCCATGCGTTGCAATCAACGTGCAACCCATTGGCGTCGGGAGACCCCCGACGTCAACCCCCCCCTTCGTACCTTCCAGTTGGATGCAACAGGCACCATTCTGGAGGACGAGAGTAAGAGGATGGAAGGATTCCGTATTCCCTATGCGAGCCACACTCCCACAGTCTCTGACTGGAGTCATGAAGTGGATTGCAAGCGAAACAACCTCCCCCTCCCCCTGAGTGCCCGACCAGAAAGGATGGCGTCTCCCCGGAATGTCTTCCGGGTGACTGACTACCAAAATCCCGACTATCTGGGCCCCGTGGGCCGGTATCGGCCCCCCGAGAAAGGTGCTCTGCACCTTGGCGAACAGGCATCCTCCTTGCCCGCCTTCGCGAAGAATCAAGCGCTGACATCGTTAGCCGATCTCTTCGATCCCGACAATTATGCAATCTTACCGGGGTTGCAGAAGTCGTGGTTAGCGAATTCCCG